GTATATGAAAGATTTTGACGACATTATGAAAAAAATCCGTGAAATAGAAAAAGCGTCATCTGAGAACTTTGGCGAGGAATCAGATAACGCATAAATGTTTGGAATGGTATAAAAAAATTACAGAAAGGAATTTGTTTAATGTTCAACTTAAAATATAATGATGAACTTCATATATTAGTATATCAAAATATTTACGCAAAAGGAACTGAAAAAGTAAAAAATATAATGTGGTCTGACTGGTGCGAGTGGTTAACTCGCCCAGCCATTAGCCATAATAAATACGCCAATGGTTTAGCGATTTATGGTGATGTGTCTGACGGTGTAGATGATGAAACGGGCGAAATTCTTCAACATCATAGAAAAGATGAAAATGTAATGTATAGACAAGTGTTTTCATTGGATTATGACGATATAGACGATATGGATCGTTTTATTGAAAATATTCAAAGTAAAATGCAACATTTTGCTTATTTCATGTATAGCACTTTTAGACATAGAGATGTGCAAGACGAAGAAAATGAAAAATTACGTCCGAGATTTAGGCTACTAATTCCAATTGATGACATTGTAAAACCAGATGAATATACCAAATATGCGAAAGCAATATCTAAATATATTGGTGAAACAATAGATGAATCATGTTTTAATCCTATTCAATTGTCAGCATTACCAACTATCAAAGATAACAATAAACCTTATCACTGGTATATCAATGATGCACCATTTATTACACGTGACCAGTTAGAGAAGTGCGTTGAGAAGTTTCCAAACGAAGATGAGGTAATCACTGTCGATTATTCAAATCATTTTCATAAACGCGATAGTTCATATTGGCGTGAAATTGCTTTTGGAGTTGGTGAAGGTGAACGCAATCAAACATTAGCATCTTTGACAGGTTACCTATTACGTCGGTATGTCGATGCTAACCTGGTTTATGGATTAGTAAGTGCTTGGGCAATGACTTGCACGCCCCCTATTGATCAAAAGGAAGTTAATAGAACATTTAAAAGTATTTATAAAAAAGATAGTAAGAACAAGTAAGGAGGCTTTTATTTGGAAGATGTAACTAACGAAGATGTATTTGAACTTATTGAGAAAACTAGTGCGAATAAACCATTTAGACAAGAAGTTATCCCTAAAGGGTATGAAATTGAACATCATCAGTATGGTGTAGCGCTTTATCAAGTCATTCCGAGTAAAAAAGACGGGGAACCAGATAAGAAAATATTTATCACTAATACAATTCCCCAAATCACTGAACGATTCGAAGATATTGAAAGCAATGAAGTGAGTTTTAATATGCTTTTTTATGATAATCATTTACCAGTGAATTTAGGTGTTAGTGCTGAAGAAATATCTGATAGTCGTCAATTACTGAAATTAGTTAATCGAAAATTAGATGTAACTTCAACCACTTCAACTAGGTTGATTGATTACATCAATAAGTCTAAACGATATAATCCACCAGTAAATGTTAATGTATCTACTCGTTTGGGTCATGTTAAAGGGTATTTTATTTATCCCTATCAAGAAGAAATGAAGAATAGCAAAATAAAGTTGTTTAACAATGATAGAGGTTTTCAAAAGTTAATTGATTCGTTCCAAAGTAAAGGAACGCTTGAAAGTTATTCAAAAAACGTATTTAACCAAATTAAGAACTTGCCAATGGTTATGATTATGCTATATGCGTCACTAGGTTCAGTACTGTTGCGTGAATTTGGATTACAGCCTTTTATCGTAGAAATATCAGGTAGTACCTCAACAGGTAAGACATTCACATTAAATTTAGTTTCTAGCGTGTGGGGTACACGTGATCTTATCACTACATGGGGTTCTACGAAGAACAGTATTGAAGCTATGGCATCATTTTTAAACTCATTTCCAATGTTTAAAGATGATACACGTAATACAAACCCCAAGTTTGTTGCTAATGCAACTTACAATTTCTCCAGTGGTGAAAGTAAATCAAGAAGTAATATCAATTTAACACTTAACGCTAAAAAAGAATGGCGAAATATAATGCTTTCTACTGGTGAGGCATCTATTTCAAATATGGCAAATGAAAAGGCTGGTGTATCTGCTCGTGTTATAACGTTACAAGATCAACCATATCCAGATAACTTTGATTTCACCACATTAGATAAAGCATTTAGAGAAAACTACGGTACGTTAGGCATAGCATTCATTAAGCAATATGAATCTAAACAAGAGACATACAAGAGTGCATTTGATAGTTATCAAAGGTACTTTAATCGAAAAGGTAGCAATGAAATCATGCAACGTTTAGGGCATGCATTCGCATTACTACAGGTTACTGGCGAAATTCTAAATGATATTGAGGGATTTGAACATGATCATTTTAAAATTATTGAACAAGCCTATGACAGTATGATTAGAAATAATAAGACGATTGATAAACCTAAGCAATTTCTAGAGGAAATACTGCAATATTTAGATGCGAATAGAAATAATATTGCTGGTGATGGTTATAGTTCTGTCAAAAATGGTGATATAAAAGCAATATATAAACGTGATTATTTATGTATATTAGGTCAAACTGTACACGATAAATTAGGACATGAAATACAGACAATTACAGGCCAATGGGATAAAAAAGGCTATTTAATAACTAGTAAAGACAGAATACAAAAAGAAGTTAGATTTAATTCTCAAAAAAACAGAGGGTATGCCATTAAAAATGAGATTGTAAAAGAATTAGGATTTGATTTTTCTAATTCACATAATCCATATAATTAAAAAGTCCCCGAAGTCTCCAAGTAGTCCCCATTAAAAAATATAATAGGGGACTGGATAAAAGTTATTGTATCAACACTCTAAACAAGTTAGTCCCCAAAGTCCCCAAATAATTAATAGTGTATTAAATGAATAATTGAAAATAAAGTAAGAGTATTTAAATATATAACCATTATTGTTTATAAAAGTGGTGACTATGGGGACTATTTCTAATAAACCGAGTTATATCAAGGGTTAAAGCAGTCCCCAATAAATAAATATAGTGGGTACTCGTTGGGTACTAGTCCCCACTTATACAATATGGAGGTAAAAAATGACAACAATTACAGAACAAGGGTATCAACAATTTAAAATGTTAAGCAATAATATGATGTTTAGAAAACATGTTAAAGATAGTCAAAATGAAATTACTAAAATTTTAATGAGTTTATTAATGTGTGCACCTACAAAAATGCATAAAACCATGTTCAGTAGAGTGCTCCTGATTCGAGATAAATATTATTTATATATTAGTGGTGGATCATTACATTTATTTACTAGAGATTTTAAAAGTGTGATTTCATTTAACGTTAAACAACCTAATCCAAAACATATTGATTACTTTACTGATGATTGGATAGTTGAAATTGATAATTTAAATTCTCTTAAAAAAGGTTATGGCAATCAGTTAATGAATGAAATTCTGAAAATAACTTCTGTTATGAAAGTTGATGTTTGTTTATGGACTGAAACCATTTCTAATACTAGATATTTTGAAAAATATGGTTTTGAAAGCATCGGTAAACGTGGAAGAGCAAAAGAAATTTTGATGATTAAGAGAAAAGAGGTATAACAACATGAACATAGAAATAATCGCAAACCAATTTGAAACAAGAGCAGGCACGTTATTAAGATATTACACAGGTTTATTAGAAAATAGCAGAAAAACACCGTTTGGATTCAAAATATATAACGATCCGTTTGATATGGTGTATGTGGTCATGGAAGGTAATTTGTACGGTCATATCTACATCAAAGATTGTAATGTTAGAAAAGCGTTTGAATTAGCGTCTCCTAAGCACACTGAAGGGCTTATAAGAAGTATTGAGGGGCATTATGCAGGTTATGACGTAGATGATGATAGACACATCTCTATTAGCGATATGATGGCGTCTAGACTGTTTGAAGATGAGTATTTCTTATATGGACTGCAGACATTCGCAGAATCAAATAACAGTGATGTGTTCGAGTATATGGAAAAGGGTTTTGACGCAGGTTCAGTTGAGGGCGTTCAGTCTAGTAATGCAGATGTGATTGGTAACATTGAATTAATGTACCAGTTAGCGACAGGGATTAATGAACCAGCAACAGAATTAATCGAGGGATTGAAGTTGGTAACTGAGTTTGTGCAAGACGAGAACGCTACACAAGACGATTACAAGGCGTTAGAACGTAAGTTAAGTGAATTGAAAGCAACTTATTATAGTTTGAATAAGTAGTGTTAAGAGGGGTCACATATGTTGTGTGGCTCCTATATAAAAATAGGAAAGGTTTTATGAAGGTATGAAAAAATAGCAGAGTTCAAATTTGGGCTTTGATAAAAAACTAAAAAAAGCTAAGTATTCAAAATTTCATAAGGGGCAAAACTACACTCTTGAATAGAACGTTTGTTCTTATTAGGGAGTTTGTGAAAGTGTGTGAATATCATCTGAAATAGTTGTATTATCAACGTTTGTATTGAATGATAAGAAATTATTGAAATTAACGAAAACAAGAACATAAGTTTGCGCTTTGAGTGTAAATTTAGTATAATAGAGTTAAGGAGAAAAGTTGCAGAACAAAAGAAATCATGTGTAAGAATCATTAAAAATTAGGGGACAACAAATACTAATATATAAGAGGTTTTGACATGATAAAAACGATAGAAAAACAGGTGGCTCAACCACCAACCGAATATTTAAGAGTTTATGATATTATTCAAAACTCAAATGAAAAGTATGTAACTAAGACTAAGATATTGAATCAACTAGGTTACACCCTAAATAAAGTTAATGATAGATGGCTTACACAAGTTATTACTAGTTTAATTATTAACTATCAATATCCAGTAGGTTATAGCTATAAGAAAGATGCTAGGGGCTATTACATCATTAGAAGTAAAGAAGATAAACAACAAGCAATTTATAGTGTTAAACGCCAAGTATTAGGTGCGCAGACGCGTTTAAAAGCGTTAGAAGAAATAGAAATACAAAATTAAAACGAAAGAGGTATAAGTATATGACAATGAAAACTGGAAGTGCATATGATGTATTATTTAACGATAGAAAATATAAGGATTTATTAGATAAAGTAGATCAATTTTTAGAAGAAACGTTTATTATGTACCAACGTGGCTATAGAATGGATATCATTGATGAACAACAAAAACCGAAAGTAACTCAAATTGAAAATGAGTTTAAACAGTTTGCTAGTGACAAATTAAAACGTATTGAAGCACGTATGGATGAAATCGAAGAAGAGTTAACAAAAGATGATGTGGCAGACCCACAATCTGAATTAATTAGACGTCAAAATTTAGAAGCGAGATTATCATTCTACAGTAATTCAGAAATTATGGATTACATTAGAGGGGCAGACGCAGAAAAAACAGATGTATTTGAATTAAGTTTGCTACAAAAAGCATTTGACCAACGTTTATCTGAAAGCGAACAAAGTCAAGTGTCATTCTCCTTAACAGCATTAAAACAAGCCGTGTTATATCCGTTTGAGAACAATGAAGAACATGACAATCTAGCTTACCAGTTTAATGTGTTGAGACAAATTGGCATGGCAAATAATGGTTCAGTTATCACAAAAGATGATGAGGGTTACGTGGTCATTAAGCCTTTAGCAGATAGATACAATGACCAATTGAAATATGCTAAAGCTAAAAAAGATGGTGCAAGACAACAAGCTCAATATAAAAAACAATACGTTTATAACAAATAAAACCAACTAGCGCCTATCCTTAATTGGGTAGGCTCATTCTATATTATTGGGGGTATTATCGTGCAGGAACATACTAATGAATCATATCAACAATCAAAGATATCTGAATATGAATTATTAACAAAATATAATCCTAAATACATTAATTCTAAAATTAAAACGGCACAGTCACATATAGATGAGATGTATCATTTAAGTACCTCAATAACTACATGCGATGATATTATGGGAGTTATTTCTGTATCTTATCCAGTTGATAAGCTCGTGATATGGATTAGTGAAACAAAAGGTAATTTGAAACGCTTTAAAGATGATTCAGCAATCCGATTATATTTATTAAAGCAGGTGCTTAATACTTATACGAAAGAAGAACAACAGCAGGTGGTTAAATACATGCAATCACATGGTCGTATCAAAGAACACAAGCTCATTGAACGTTTGCAGGTAGATTTATACAACATTAGTCATGATAAGCCTTTAACAAAGGCTAGTGAGCCACAACATACAATGGTGGTGTGATTATGTTTGTTGGTGATAAGGAGACACTGAAAGACTTTATATTAAACTACCATAATAATTTGAATGATGATTATAAGGATGTATCAGCTAATGAATTCTTTACGTTAAATGATGATGTAGAGGAATATTCATATCAAACAATTAATGCAGATGAACATATATTTATGAATGAGCTATATTCATTAGTTGACCAAATAGCTACTGATAAAGAGTATTTTATTTTCGACATGTTATTAAGTGGACGTAGTTATAAAGAGATAAGCCAAGTGTTGAAATGTTCAATAGAATCAATAAGAAAATGGTTTGATAATTTATTAGATGAAATTATAGAAAATAAGGAGTGATTCAATGGACAAACTAACGCCTAAACAAGAGCGTTTTGCAAATGAATATATGAAGACACTTAACGTTACTCAAAGTGCTATAAATGCTGGTTATAGCTCAAATAGCGCACACGTAACAGGTAGCAGACTATTGCGCAATGAGAAAGTAAAAGACTATATTCAAAGCAAGAAAGATGAGATTATAGACGATACAATTTTAACAGCAAAAGAAACGTTGTACCTACTTACGAAATCAGCTGTTGGTGATGAAACTGAAACTAAGGAAGTTGTGGTCAAGAAAAGCTCATTTGAGCGCAACCCAGACACAGGACGTATGAATCTTGTATAC